GATGAAGCGAAGCGCGGTCGCCTCGTAGTCGGCGAGAGTTACGATGTCGGTTCGATTGTTCACAGGTGTCTCCAGTTCTGCGGCATCTTGCCGCGGTTGAATTCCGCAACGGCGCGGAGTCGGGGAGCCTCTCGCGAGGCTCCCCCGTTCCGAGCCGTCACTTGAGATACTTCATAACGTCGTGCCAGAAGTCGACGTAGTTCATTCGCTTGGCGTACTCGCCTGATTCAACATCGGCCTCCATCTGCTTCCGACCTTCATCGCTGCAAGCGAGCCAGACTTGGTAAAGTTCCTCGTTTCGCTTGGTTGTATTTCGGCAAGCAAGTTCGGCGATCTCACGAGCCTCGCGATACGCATCTCGGTCGAGGTTGTCACCCATTGAACCGAGCGCGACTCGATCGCGGCTCATCGCGACGTACTTCTGAACGGCATCCACTTCGGTTTGAGTCATGAACATGGCTGTCTCCTTCTGAGGCTTCTTGCCTCGGGTGATACACAGAAGATAGCAACATGATCGGCGGAATCAAGCGATGTCTTTGATATTCCGCGAATATTGTTGAGATTCCTGTTATCAGTACCTTACGGATACCGAACACGCTAGAAATGCCCGTACGGCCCCTCCCCCACGGGGGGCCGTACGAGCCATCCTCAGCGCTCGAGCGTCCCCAAAGCGATCGGCGCGGCCTTTCCGGCCCTTCGGTAGAACTCACGCGGAGAGACTGGATTCAGCATGCGACCGGCTCGGAACGAGCCGCCGTCGCCAACGTTCGCGACGAATGATCCCGTCTCTGGATCGAGGGCCGGACAATCGCGACCTGTCACCAGATCGCTCACGGCCAAGATCCACGCTTTACTCCACGCGGCGAAATCTTGGGGAGGATTTCCCCAACCCACCGAGCGCAGGAAATCGATGGCTTCGCCGACATGCAGCGGATTCGCGATCTCGATCTCTCGACGGCGCTCAAGCCAGTCAGCCTCGACGGCTCTCGCGTTCTCGTCGAGTGCCATCATGCGAGCTGTTGAGTCTGCGATTCGACGCTCAGCAGATCGAGCGCCTTCCATCTGATCTCGAACCTGCGCGAGGATCTGAAAGAACTTCGAGGGAATAAATCGCGCTCGAGGGCCGCTCCATTGAAGAGCGTATTCGTCGAGCGCTCTCATCGCGATCTCGCGAGGCTCCGCAGCGATACGCGGAAGCGCAAGCTTCCAAAGGGCATCATCCCAGTCTCCGCGGAAATGGCGCTTCGCCATGATCGCAAAGTTCGCGAGGTCGCTCTTCATCATCGGATCAAGATTCATACGGTGTCTCTTTCTCGCGACTTCATGTCGCGGAACATTCGCAATTCATCTTCTCTCTCTCCGAACTGAGTCCGTCGTGTCTTCTCAAACCTGCGAACCACGAAGGAGAAGAGAGAAGGAGTTACATGTAGGGAGTCAGCCACACAGCACACCAAACGCAGTTCTGAGGGCCGATCAGATAGGGGGGTTTTAGGGGGGAAAGATCAACTTGTAAAGAGGGAAAAACTTGGGAATTCAGAAAAAGAAAAACGGCCGCTGAGTTTTCCAACCCGACGGCCGCGAGGCAAAGATTCACCGTCGCTAGTTTCCGATCCATGCTTTCCGCGCTCGTCCCGTGATGACAACGCGAAGCGCGTTCCTCACCAGATCGAATCGCTGAAGCGGATCGAGAAGTTCCCAGTCTAACTCTCGACGACGAACCGTACGCGCAGAGATATTCATCGCTCTCGCGATCCTCTCTTTTCTCGGAGTGAGGTGCGCTGGCATGAGATCAAGGATGATTCCGATCTCGATGCAGGGTCGGAGATCATCATCGATGGTAGTGTCGGCGGCGACGACCTTCGCGGCCTCCATCGATTCCTCGAGCGTGATCGGCTTGAAGATCTTCGGATCTTCCTGCTCGATGCCGAGTTGCTCGCGAAGGCTCACAGATCCTGGAATCTCGGCGCTCATTGCTCCTCCAAGATCTCAACGATGATGGCCTTCGATCCGACTGTCTCGATTCGCACACGCGATGCCAGACCGAACGCCTGATTCGCCTCGAGGCCAGATGCCACCCGCTCGTCGAGAATGGCAAACGGCTTATCGCATCCCTTCTGGTCGACCCGCCAGACGCGGCCGCGCTTGTTCTCGAGAGTCGCGATCTTCGCGTCTGGGTCAATCGTGACGACTTCCAAGGCGGCAGGGATCGTTTCTGCGGCCTTCGAGCGCTCTGATTGCGGAACAGGCGAGAGAAGTTCTTCGGTGTCTCTGCGGCGATCCTGACGGGATTTGGATGTATTTGGCTGTTCCGCTCGGTGGAACTCCTCCACCGTGATCGGCTTCGCTCCGGCGATCGAGTCGATCTCCGTCTCGTCGAGCATCGCGAGTCCGCAGATCGAGAGCGTTGCTCGGCGCTTGGATTTCGTCTCGCACTTCATGTAAGCGTTGGCGAGCGCCTCGCCCGCGAGGCCCTTGAGGTTGACGGCACCAGTTGCGATGTCTTCGCGGCCTGAGCGGTCACGAACTCGAGCCGTCATGCAGAGGATGTCTCCTCTCATTTCCTGCTCGAGCGCGAGAACCGAAACGCCGTGGATCTGGCGAAGTTGCTCGGTCGCAGACTTCTTCGCATAGAGTTGGACGCCGCCGGAGAGGCGGAGATACTCAAACGGTTGAGTCAACGGATTCAGGCCGAGCGAATCGCAAACGGCCTTGTACAAGGCGATGCGCTGGCCCGCGTCAAGTTTGCCGATGTCGCCTGCTGCGATGTAGGCTTCGAGCGCCTTCGTGCCGGCTTGAGCCAACGAGATCGCGGATGATTCACTCGCAGACGATGCGAGTACGATATTCTGTGTCATATGGTCTCCTTTTCGGACTTCGTGTCCGATTTCAGACACACTATATCGACCGATCGTCGAGATGGCAGCAGAATTTTCTGAAATTCCGCAGAAACTCGCAGCGAAGCGCGTTCGCGCTCATGTCGCGGAAATCTTGCATACTCTGAGATTGCATGAGTCTCGACGCGATGCCGCGAGAGCCGTGCACATCCTCGAGATCTCTTGGATGTCGTTCGATCTGTACACGCTGGCGTTTGATCTTTGCGAGGAGGACGATCTTCGCTTTCTCGTCGGTCAAGCGCGAGGAGCCATCCTCGCTGCGCTCATCAAGCGATCAGCGAATCGGAAATCGTTTCGGCCGAGACATAATTTGCAGGGATAGACAAACCCTTGCCGTACATGTCAAAGAAGCGATCGAATGCTTCTGCAAACTTTCCTTCATTGTTGTTCGTGAAGTTGTACCTCGCGAAATCATCCGCGGCCCAGTCGCTCGAGCCTGCGACGATCGCGATGGCCGGCCCACCTGGTGCGATGGGTGTCATCTCGCTGAATGTGATCTCGTCAATGTAGACGGCGTCGGTAGCGATGGCGCTTGTTGTCTCGATCACAAAATACAACTCGCTCGGCACGACGCGAGGAGATCGCAGAGTCGCGCTGTACTGCACGAATGAAGTTGTGGTCGATGCAATCGATTGCGAGAAAACAAAGTTTCCGCCGTCGATGATGTTGTTCGAGGCATCTTGCACTGAGAGCCGGAGTGTTCCAGTTGCCGTCGTGTCTTTCTTGATCGCGACTGTGATGAGGTACGGTCGATCCGGCGTAATGCGTCCGAGCGTTCCAGCAAACGCGCCGAGTTGCTGCTTGATCTTGAATGTAGACCCAGTCACGGCGAGCTTCAGGCTCTTCGCACCACGATAAAGATTCGCTGCCGTCGTTTCGGTGAGAAACTCAGTACCAGCCGTTCCGCTCACGAGTGTCCAGTTGTCGGGAAGATTGGATGTCTGGTCTTCGAGATCAGAGTTGAACAAGATGTTCTGTCCTGGTGCTCCGTTGTCGATCGAAGCACAGGTAGTCGCGAGCATCATGCGCGTACCACTTCCGGCAGGGAATCGGTAATCGAGATTCGCATATGCCGGCTGTCCGCGGATCTCGAAGATTTCCGCGCCTCGAGAGATCGCGCCGTTCGTTCCATCTTGAACGCATCGCGCTTCGAGTTGCTCTGTGCGGATGTTCGGCCAGTCCGCCGTACTTGAAAGAAGGATGTTCGGCGCTTCAAACAGATAATAAAACTTGCCGTTGCCATTGTTCGAGCCACCGACAACAAGGCTCGACTTCGTGATTGTTGTACCGTCGATGGACTCTACATCTGTATCCATCTGCCGGATCAACCAAATGAGCGCATCGTTGATGTCCTTGCGGATCATCGTATTGGTTGCACCCGAGGTATTCGCTTCAGCAAAGCACATCTCGATGACAGTCTTCTGTGCTGCTGCTTGTACATCAAAGAGGATGTTTCCGGCTTCCGCAATGCGTGACTCAATGCCACCCGAAAGGACATCGATCATCCACGCATCAGTCGAGGAATATTCCGCTTGCACATTCGCGAGCAGCGTCTTCAGATTCGCTTGATGTGTACGCACTTGATCCATCATGTAGATCAGCGCACCGAGACGCGTGAAGAGACCACCTGATCCGTCGTAGGTAAGTGCCATCGTTACTCCTGCTGTGTCTTATCGGTGAACGGAAGAGCCTCGTTCAACGCGGCGCGACGCTTGGCACATCCGCAATCTTTCCCTGTGGCATCAGAAACGAATTTCACAACTGTTGAAATCCCCGTCTTCTCTGCGATGTTGTGAATCGTGTCTCCGATACCTCGGCTCGGCCCTGAGTATTCAGAGCAAGCAGCACACTTCTCCGGCGTTGTGTCGCCGTGAATCCTCGGATGCATACACGCACCATCGATGAGAAGGATGCATTTAGAGATCTGCAACGCTTATCTCCTGACTCACTGTGATTTGATATTGATACAGACCGTCAGAATTATTGCCGGAATATGGAAGACAGTCACATGTGTATATCACTGAGATCGGTGGCGTTGTGGAAGAGTTGCAGATGTATCTGGCGCATTCGTCAATAGAGTTTCCACTCAGATTGAATCCAGATGTCAAAGGCTGATTCGGAAGATCACACCTGACAAGTGGTGCGCTCACCTGTCCTCCGCTCCATTCCGCGCATGGTGGATCGATTTCAAATGGTGGAGTTAGAGCAAGCAACGGAGGAAGATTGTTGTTCACTTGAAATGCTTCAAGTGATTGTGCTTGGTATCCAATGTTTGAAAACGAGCCTTGAGATAAGCAACTAGAAGCAGATGTGTAGACATTCGCTGCTCTTGTGTAGGTGGCAGAAAAATTGTGCGAAACTCCATTGTGAGTTCCTGCAACTGTTGTACTGGCATTCATAGTGACACCCAGATTCCAGTAGTAGTTGCTACTCAATACATATGGACATGTACACAAAAGATTTTCGCAACCCATATTCAAAGCGATCGTTCCGCCGCTGCTAGATTTCGTGATGTCAGATCTCAGTTGCGGCGTGAGGCATGGCCGGCAAGAAGGCTGATATCCGATTTCAGCATTGTTGAAATTTCCAGTTCCAAATCTCCACGCTCGATATCGCTGCACAAATGAAAATGATGAACCAAGATCAAGCAGTGTCGTCGTTCCAAATCCGGCAGCACAACTCGCAGATGTCTTCCTCGCCAGAACATTCAAGATGAGGCTGTCTGTCCAATCAAGGAGCGGTATTGATCCGTTGGCTGTCACTAATCGTCTTTGAACGATCGTGAATCTTTTACGGAATTCCGCACCCTGACACGCACAGCATGGAGTCGTTGGTAAGCAGCAACATCCAGTACATGCCGCATCAATACTCATATCTCTTCACCGTACACAATGAAAGATACAACGCTTGCCGTCGATGCCTGCGCGAAGATCTTGTCACCCGCATTGAAGAAGCGAAGCGAGTCATCTGAGATCGTCGTGTTGCCTTGCATCTCGAGATCGTAGAAGAGCGCGTTGCCCACATTCGCAGTCTCACCTGCTCCGACATGATGCAAGCGAATCGTCACGCGACTGCTACTGGTGTTGCAGATCGTGATGTTCGTCATGCGAAGCGATCGATCCCGAGGAATCTCATAGACGGCAGAGGCAGTAGCCTTCGCAGTCGTAGCAACAATTCGACGCGAGATGCGACCGTAGATCGATGTGGGGTTGTATGTAGCGATCTGCGTCATATGCATCCAAACGAGTAGCCGTTCGGGATTGAGAATGTATATGTGTTGCCGTACTTGATCGCGGCTCCAACAATCGTGCCGGTCTTGATCGGATTTCGCGTTGCAGTCGATCCGGAAACATGCACCGTACCGACACCGATATTTCGAGATGCTGTGTTGTCAATCGCTGATTCTGCGCCGTTTCGTGCTGTCACATCTTGTCCGGTTGTTTCGACGAATCCGTTGTTCCATTCCACGACTCTTGCGGTGTATGTCCACGCAGTCGGTCCACCAGCAGCAGACAGAATTTTTAGCATGACCACACTTGGATCTTTGACCGTGCCAATCTCTCGAAAGCAAAGCGCACCATTCGCTGCTCTATGTGCGAGCAGCGTGACTATCGTGTCCACAGCAGATACAGGCGACACGATCGGAGCAGCGAAGGCGTTTGTCCCATCAGTGGATTTTACGCCGCCTTCAACAGTCGCATAAACGCCACTCGTTGGAGTCGTGAGCGAGACTTCCTCGAACGATCCAACCTCCGCGGCTCCAGTACCAGACTTGGCAAGCACCTTGGCGACGATCAGCCGTGACGCTACGCGATTCTTTGCGGCCTGCACCAATTCAGGTGAACCTGTCAAAGACTCAAGCAGATCAAACGCTTCGTTCAAATGCGCGAAGGTCAGATTACCGATTGAGCCAGATGTGAAGCGTGGTAGCGTCATCAGTCAGCCAAGATGTAGTATTGGAGTTGAACGCTTGCCGTGTTTGCTCGAGCAGTCGGAGCGCTTGTTGAAAGCCGGCAGATCGCGGCTTCGCCTGCCTTCAATTTCAAGAATGCAACGAATGAACCGCCAGTTCCCGTACCGATCTCAACGAAGTTCGTCGGTCCTGTGTTTCGGAAATACGCATAGCCCGCGGATGTGACGCTACCCATGGCAAGTGCCGCAGCCGTCGTTGTAACAGTTGCAGCGCCACCGATTGCCGTGAGTCCTGTCAGATCAACCGACAGCGTTCCAGGATTCTCGGTGTGGTTGAGGCTTCCCTTCAACGCAGATATCTTGAGGTTGAGTGTGATTTCGTTTGCCATCAGAAGTTCTCGCTGAGAAGGTTGAAGTCTGCGAAGCCTGGGAACGGTTGAATGAGGGTGACCACAGTTGCTCTCTGATTCCCTTGTGCGTCTGGCCCGTAGATCACCTCACCTGTCTGATTTCTCTTCGGGCTTTGCAGCATGTGAGAGAATTCATCCTGAGCGAACTTGTGCGTGATCGAGAACTTTTCAAGGCCGACACGCGAAGCGTTCGCACCTTGATATAGCACCTGCCCGATCGGCGCTCCCTGAAACACCGTCAGATTTCGTCTGCCTCGAGCAGCACGAATCGCAAGGCTTCGAGCAGGGAATGACGCTGCGCTTACCGTCTCTGTGATTGTGATATCGCTCATCCGAACAAGTACAGAAAGAGGAACGCCAGCGCTGTCAATTGAAGTTCCGCCGCAGTCGTTGTTGCTCTGCGTTCCATTCGAGGGAATGGTTGGACTCAGTCTCCACTGGTCGCGAAACTCTGATCGGTAATCGATCGTGATTTGCACATATCCTTCCTCTTGCGGAAGTTTTCCGCCAGGCTCTGTGTTCTCGTAGTTGAATGTGACTTCCCAAACATTTCGCGACTCAGGGACGAAACGAATCGAATACGAGATGGCATAGACCACAGTCTCATCGGGAAAAAGATCACCTATATCCGGCAGCGAAGATCCGAATGTCGCTCGAACTCCACTCGGCGAAGTGATCGCAGAAGCATCATCCCAAACATGGAATGTGCGCGAGGCGCTCTTCTTTCCGCCGTTGTCGGAGAATCCGCGAGTCTCTTGAAGTTCGATGTATTCGACAGCCATCAGGTGAGTCCTAGGTTTGTCATCGCTCGATTAATTTCACGCAACTGGCGAAGCGAATCTTGATCGTTCCTCTTCTTGTCGGCGTCGGAATACGCATCGAATGTGAAAGTCCCGAGCGCCGTATTCGCACTTGTAACGCCAGCTGTGAAAGCGTCTGCTCTCTTCTGCTCGATCTCTTCTTGCTGGTCTCGCAATTCACCGAGACGCTTCACGGCTTCTTCAGCAAGCTTGTCCGCGATCTCCTGCTCCTCTTTGGCTTTCTTCGCGGCGAGATCTTCAGCGGCTTTCAACTGCTGTTGCTGCTCTCGATCTATGGCGGATCGACGATCGCGCATCTCGATATCGAGCGCCTCGAGGGCGATCTGCTTTCGCTTCTCATAGATTTCATAGGTAAGAGAAGCTTCTTCCTCAGATCGCGTCTCATACAGAGCCTTAGTTCTCTCGCGCTCGTTTTTCGCGATGATGTCGTTGCGCTTGCGCTGAAAGATTTCTTCAAGATCGGCCGCGGTATCGATGCGCTTCTCGACGAATTCAATCTCGCCGCGCCTAAATTCTTCCGCATAGGTCTGACGCAACTCCGCGACGCGCTTTTCGTTTTCGACATCTTCCTTTGCAGATTGCTCGAATGCGGCGATTTGCTCGGCATATGCCGCCTCTGCGAGTCGAGCCTGTTGTCTCGCCGCGGCCTCTGCTGCTCCGATCGTGTTCTCATACACAGAGTCGAAGATGGCTTGTCCAAGATCGACGAACGCTCCTGCGAACGGAACGCTCTTGAGGGACTCTACGAGCGCTTCCGCGATCGACTTGTCAGATCGAAGAAACGAAGCCATCGATCTCGCCAAGCCTTCAGCGGCTTTGATTCCTTGGAACTTTCCCAAGATCGACTCGGCCTGCATCTGGCTCTTCAGCGAAAACTCTTCCTTGAAACTGCGTCCGGCTCTGCTTCCTGCTTCTTCTGCGCGCTGCTCAACATGCTTGAGATCCTTCTCAATCTGTTGGTAGTTCGCGAGGATGTTGATTTCGATGTCGCCGGCTTTCATCGGAGTTGATCCTCAACGTAGCGCTGGTGCCACGGTCTTCTATCGACCTCTCCGCCTTTGCAAGCGAGAGCGAGATGAGCATCGAATTCCGCGATTGTGAGATCGAGAGGGTTCCCCAAGCCTGGAGCGGTTCTCGCGATCAAGTGCGCTTCGCTCAGGAAGTCCCGCGGCCGCGGCTTCACCGGCGAAGCGCTCACTCGTTTCCCGCGTCTCGATTCTCGTCGGTGTTGACGTTCAAGCATTTCGCAGCAAGCACGGAAAGCCTTCCCGGCTCGACACTCGCAGCAAGCATCTCGAGATCCGTCTCAGACTCGAGCGCCACACGAAGCACAGCCATCGCACCTCGGAGCGTGAAGCAGTCCATCACAATCGCGGAGACGCGCTCTGCCTTGTCGACTGCGTCGCCAACAAAAGCGAGCGCATCTCGCGCAGGAAGACCAGAAGCCTTGACGATCGCAAGCGCCTTCTCTCGCTCGTATGCCACATGCGCCTCGACGAGCGCCATACGCTCGCGCACGGTCAAAGGTCGCAGTCGATACACGCGACCGCCATCTTCAATCTGAAACGGTGCCACACTCATCTCTTCCTCTTTCTGAGTTCCGCGAGGAACTCATCTCCGTTGGTAACCAAAGATCGATCAGCAGCGCGACGCACAGAGTACGAGTCCAGATCCTTGAGGAAGATCTCGCTCGCGTTCATCGCCGCTCGAACTGCCGTCTCTTCATCGATCCTTCCTGGCGCGATCCTTCGATTCACAACGCGACCGTCGACCGTCACAAGCGTAACGATCCAGTCGGTATCCGAAGGGCCGAAGAGGCCCATCACTTCCTCTGGTCTCGCGATGTTCATAGATCAGACAAGCCAAGTCACGACAGGCGCGGTGCCGTCTGCATTCTCAAAGTTCACGGTGACGGTCGAGTCGCCGTTTCGATCGCTGTTGAATGCGAAAGACGAGAACACACAGTTTCCGGTGATCTTTGCGTCATTCGTCGATGCCGCATCGTAAAGCGTGAGAGTCACAGCAGGTCGCGTCGATGTCGTGTCCTGCGAACTCATCATTATGTTTGCTGTCGAGGTTGTGGTCGTGCCAGCGGTCGAATCCACACCGATCGTCGCGTTCAGCGTTCCGGTAAGATCGAGCATACCGAGGCGCTTGCGCTTGCCGGTGTCACCGAAGCCAGTCTGATCTGTCACGACGCGATTGATGTTCGCTGCGTAAGAGCGCACCTTGAACAGAGTTTGCGCCACGCTGTTGACCGTATACGAGAAGTTTCCGTCGTTGCCTGTGATGTATGTATCGATTGGCATGATGCTCCCTTATGTGTCGTGCGCGATCGCTCTGTACCTCTCAACAATCGACCAAGAATCATCCTCGAATGAGGGTACGCCGCTCTCAACCTGCGTGAATCGCACTCGGTCGTATCCAGTCACGGATGTCAGCGGAGTTGAAAGCGCGGTCGCAAGCGCTGCTGCTGCTGTGTAGCCTGTCGCCGTGCCGACGTTGCCGAGATGAAAGATGAAATCAAGATCGATTTCGACTCGCGTGACGGCTCCGAAATATGGTGTCGTTCGTACCGCCGTTGCCTTGTATACGAGGAGAGGCGGATTGACATCGGTCGGCCCCTCTTGCAAGTAGATCTTCGATCCGACGATCGTCGCGAGAGTGGCCGAGGCATCGAGTCGAGAGTTGAGAGCGTCGAGGATGGCTTTGCTCACGTCGAGAACCTCCGCTTGATAGCCTCAGAGAAGATCCTTGGAACGATCTTCGCGATGAACGGGAGCGTCGGCCGAATGTATGGACGCGCTTGGATCTTGGTTCTCCGGCCGCGTCCAGTCATTCCGCCGTACTCGAGGATCCGAGCGTATGGCACCGACGATCCGAGCCGCAGGATTGTCTTGTTCGTGTCCTGCTTCACGCTCGCGAAAGAATCCTGTTTTACGCCGAGACGCTCCGTCGACCATGATGATCGAAGTCGATTCGTGTTCACGGCTGGCGGATGACCCGCGGCGGAGGCGCGATGGTATCCCGTTTCTCGAAGATTCCTGCCGTTCTTCTTGCCTTTGCCGATTCGATAGATGCGACCAGTTCCAGGCTTTGAAAGTCGCTTCCGAAGCAGCGCAGACGCAGAGATCATCGAGACAGCCATTGCAGAAAGCGCGGCCTCTTGAAGCTTGGCCTTGATCTTCAGCTTCTCGATGCGAACCTTCGCGTCGCTCACAGTGAATCCTCCTGCGTGACCTCGATGCAGTCGACGACAACCATATCTAGATCTGGTCGCGCTCCTGTTTGATAGAGGATCGCTGGATTCGTCACACCAATCACAAGCCATCGACGAGCGCCACCGAAAACATCGTCTTTGATTTCGTAATCGACTCCTACGCCAGTTCCGCTCTTGAAGTAGATCACAGCCGTTGTACGGCCCTCGAGCCGATCTTGTGCCACGATCTGCGTCATCGATGTCGGCTGTACGAAACCTACAGCCGATGTATAGGTGTCGTAGGTTCTGCTTTGCGATCCATCGGAAGCGTCGGTATATCGCGGCGCATATATGTACAACGTCTTTCCGAATGTATCGATGAGGCTTTCTATACTCATCGGAGCCTCCGATATCCGTCGAGAATCATCTTCGTCGACGCATCGACTTCCGAAACAGATCGCGTCGAGTACGAGTAGCCACCGAGGCTTTCGCTCGCGAGGCCTGGATCTCGCTTGCGACCTCGGTAAAGGCGCGTTGCCATCTCGATCGTCGCCTGCTGAATGTCGTATGGCACCGCATCGAAACCGCCTGTGTAATCCACAAGGATTCCCTGATACCTCGAGAGCGTCGGGCCGTAAATGATGCCGCGATCGTAGTCGACCGTATAGTCGGTGAGACCTTCCGTCGGTGCCTCGAGCAAGCATGTCTGCTGCTTGAGATCGCGACCAGCCAACTTGCGAAGGTAGTGCGTCTTTACATTCAGCAGCGCGGATGCCGTGAATCCAGTCGTAGCCGAGATCTGCGCGGCCAGCTCGTTCGTCGTATCCTGAGATGAGAAGTTGATAGTTGTCGTGTGCTCTTGTCCGTTTGAATCCACACGGAATAGATGCACATGCACGTCGTTGACCGAGATCGTTGCCGCAGCATCGCTCGAGATTGTCGAGTTGACGCTCATCACGTTGTCGCCACCAACACCAACGAATCGGACGTTCGTCACAGGATTGTGGCGGAGTGAAATGCGATTCGCGCCGTATGTGTCTTTCCACTCGTAGTACCGAGCAGAGACAAAGTTACGAGCGCAGTATCGACGAATGTAGTCACTCGACCGATCGATCGTCGCTTCGAGAATCGCGTCGTCCGTCGTCGTTGTGATTCCGAGAAACGCTTTCAGCGTCGTGAGCGTGACCAGACTGTTCGTCGAGATTGCCATCGGCTCTCCTTGCTGTCTTCTTCGGCTTCTTCGGCGGATCGGTAGAGTTCACGAAGAGAGGAGCCGGCGGTACAGCGTGGCGAGCGTAGCCCTTCGAGATGAGATTCTCTGCAACACTCGGAGGAACATTCACAAGCGCTCCAGGCCGAAGATCCATGCGGCCGGAATCTATTTGTATCGAGCAGTTCCTCAAGATCATCAGAAGGTCATGCATTGTCGCGGCCTCCCGTTATCGTGATAGTCGGTGAGATATTGCGTGATTGCTCGGCAGTCTTCCCCAGGCCATGTCACGACATTTTGCAGATGGCCGATGCGAACGCGAGGACAAAGGCAGATGCGTTTTCCCGCTTCTCGAAGTCGATTCCAGAAGAAGATGTCGTCATCGACGCGGCCCTCTCCCCAGTCGCCGTTTGGACTTGGAATACCTTGGAAGAATGGCCGCTTCATCTCTCGAACTGCATCGGTACGAATCAGCGTCAGGCCGAAGTGGCCAGTGTTCATATCGAGAGCATCTGTGAAGAGATGATCTTCTCCCATTTCTTTGAGGAGAGATCCATCTTCGCCACGCACAGAGAAAAGAGGAGTCTCTTTATCTCGTCCAATTTGCAAAGGGCAAAGCGCGGCGACATCTGGATTCGATTCCATGACTTGCCACAATCGAATGATGTCCTCTGCATCAAAGATCGAGTCATAGTCCACCGTGAGTATGTACTTCGTTTC